TGTTTGACCCGTCCCCGCGAGAACCGGCGTCTCGCCGGCCAGGTTGATCATGCGCCGCAGGATCACATCGCAGTAGGCCGGCGACAACTCACAGCCATAGGCGATGCGATCCAGCAGCTGCGCCGCCGCCATCGTCGTTCCGGAACCCATGAACGGGTCATAGACGATGTCCCCCGGATCACTGAACGCAAATAGGAAGAACTCCACCAGCGCCCGCGGAAACGGTGCGCTGTGGGATCCCTGGCTCGACTCGGACTTCACCTCGATGACGTTCGACGGTCGCGCCACGCCGGTGTAGCGGCCTTCCGGGTTCGGCGCCGCGTTCAGATCGCGGTGCGATCTCTGCCAGGCGCTCTGGTTCCTGCCGGGATCGGCGGCGGCGCCGCGCGGCCCGGTGCCCAGCAGCCCGCTGCCCGATGTGGACTTTGGGTTGTTGGGCGAATATTCGAAGCAGTCCTCCGATTCGTGCCCAACACGCTTCGGCCGGAATTTGATTTCCTGCTGGCGGCAAAAATGGAAGACAGGCTCCCACGCGTTCTTAAAGCGGTTGTTCCAACCGCCAGGCACACCATTGTCGGTTTTGCGCCAGCAGAACTCGTCCACAAATCGCCAGCCCCAGAGGCGGCGGTGTGCGATCACCAAATCTTTCACGTAAAGGCTGCGCTCCCCGTTGTCGGCATGCTCCTTGATATTCAGGAAGTAGGAGCCATCATCTGCCAGGGTCGTGGCGATGTTGGCGGCCACATCGCGATACCAGTCTGCATACTGGTCCGGCGGGATCGGCCGGAAGCCGCTCGAAGAGTCGTACTCCCGCTGCGAGGCGTACGGCGGTGATGTGATCGCGACGTTCGCGTGCGCGTCCTCGAATAGTTTGCGAATAACACTCGTGTCACGGCAATCGCCGCATATCAGACGGTGCTTGCCGATCACCCAGACATCGCCTGGCCGGGTGACAGCCTGGACGGGAGTCTCCGGAACCTCCTCCTCTGCCTGGGGAGCAGCTTCCGGTTCCTCGGGCACAGCTAGCAGCGCATCGAGCTCGTCGGTAGAGAAACCCACCAGAGCAAGGTCTAGGCCATCCGTTTGGAGGTCTTTCAATTCGTCCGCCAGCAGGGCGTCATCCCATCCGGCGTTGAGCGCGATTTTGTTGTCAGCGATGATGTAGGCGCGCCGCTGGGTTTCGCTGAGGTGATCCAAAACGACTACTGGCACTCCAACTAGGCCCAGCTTCCGGGCAGCCAGGAGGCGACCATGGCCGGCTACTACGCCGGCATCGGATGCCACCAGAATTGGGGAGTTGAAGCCGAATTCTTTGATGGACGCTGCGATTTGAGCCACCTGCTCTTCGGAATGAGTCCGCGCGTTCCTCTGGTAGGGGAGCAGGCGCTCCACAGGCCAGATCTCAATCCGTTGAGCCATCGCAGGCGTGATTGTTGTCGTGCTCATGCTATTTGCGGGAAGCGGGGACTTCCGGATTGGTCATCCCCGCCTGAGGTTGATTTGCGTGAAGAGCTCGGCGGCCTAAGAACCGGTGCTGGAACTGGAACCGGCGTCGGTCGTCGGGATCATGGCGGCCTGGGCCGCCGCGATCAACGTGGTGAGCGCCGTGTTGAAGCCGGTGGCGGCGGCCGCCTGGTTCTGCTGGTCGCTCGCGACGGTAGCGTTCGCGGCATCCAGTTTCGCCTGGATCGCGGCGGCCGCGCTTTGGTCGTTCGCCGTGGTCGTGACGGCCGTTTGGTATGCGATGCCAGCCTGCTCGGCGGCAGTAATGGCATCGCTCAACGTGGGAGTGGGAGTGGGGGGTGTGGTGCTCATAAGCTTTTAAGGGTTAAGGACTAACTTCGTTGGGTTTTCTATCTGAACCAATGCAGTCGACGCGGCAGCCATCGGGAGTGTGGCTGGTGCCGTTGGCGGTCGTGGTAGAACGGATCATCCGCGCGCGGACCCCAACCGTCGTCTTTCCACTGCGTCGCGCCTTGCGCGGCGAGCCTGGTGGGCGATTGTGTGGCCAGGGCCATGTTCGAAGCCGTCCCGACAGTGGCGGCCGATGCAGTCTTCGGCGCGCAGACTACGCAACAGCGCGGGCAGAATATCCCCCGATGGAACATGGGCTGGTGCATCTTCTCAGCCCGCCCGCCACACATGAGGCAGGTGCCAGTGATGTTCGCGGACTGGATGCACGGCTCCATGGATTAAGAATTGGACCGGCGGTCAAACCAATCCTGCCGCTCGATCCACGGCCGCTGCTCCTGGCGCCCAGCCGATTGGGCCGCCGACTGTCCGTGCCCTTCCTCGCCGGCGGATTTCGCCGCCATCAGCGCCTCAATATGCTGCGCCTGTTTATTCAATCGGAACCGGCCCGCAATAAGCGATTGCAGCGCGGCGTACGCATAGCATCTGGCGTCCAGGGCCTCGTTGCGAGCACCGGCTTTCTTCGTCCACTCCCGACTCGCGAAACCCTTGGTGTACCGCACCCGGCAAGTCTCGGCCGTAAGCTGCTCGAAGTATCCCTGATCGTATTGGTCGCTGATCGGGAAGTGGCAGAACCCCGGCCCCGGCTCTGTGATCTTGAGACGCGCATAGAGCGCTTCTTTGGCGGCGTCGACACCGATGACCCACAAGGGTCGATTGTCCTTGGCCTTGCTGTGCATCCGAGGCCAGATCGGACGCTGTCCAGCTGCACCCTTGATCGGGTACATTTTCGGCAGCGCCCTCCGGCGCCCCCGGTCACTACAAAACTGCTGCACGATCGGTTGGTGAAACCCGGAGTCCACACATGCCGCGGCGATCTCCATTTCCTGCCCGCAAGGATGTTCGAATGTCAGCGAGAGCACCTGATCGAACCCATCCCACAGATCGCGTTGCGCCGGATCTCCCGGAAGGACGATGTACGCCAGCGACCAAGACTCCTCGTCACGGCCCCAACCCACGATCTCCATTTCAATTCGATCGGCCTGTAAATCCGCACCCACGGTAATCAGCACTACGCCGACTGGGAGCATGACTTCCGCGCGGTATGGCTGGCGCCGACCCAGCAGTTCGCCAGCATCGGTTTTTGTTGCGCCCGCCTGTTGGAACGTCTCGGCCAAAACCGTATTCGTAAAGGTCTGCATCCGCTCGGGGGACTTGCGGGCGCGCAAGAAGTCCTTCGCGAGCTGCGACCAGGTGGTCCATGGCGAATACAACGCGTTGAGCCAGAACCCGGCTGTTTCGCCATCACCCGCCGCCTCCGCCCGCCACTCTCCGCGCTCCAACATCGCCCCTTTCTGGTGGTCTGCGATATGCCCTTGGCAGCGTTCGCACTCATACCACGCTTCAGCGGGTTTGCGGTCGGGCCACTTCACTCCGCTCCAGCGCAGGATCTGGAAGACTCCGCAGTGCGGGCAGGGCACATAATACTTCCGCTGGTCCGACTCCAGGTACGCTTGCTCGATGCGGCTGGCCTCCGCAATGGTCGGCGTCGATACCATCGCGATCTGTCGATTCGCAAACGTCGCGGTACGACGAATCGCGAGGTCTACTGGGTCGCCTTCTTCCGTTCCCGCCGCACCCGACGATGCCGAAGGCGGGTACGCGTCCACCTCATCCATCAACAGGAATCGCGCCGGCATGGACCGCAAGCCCACCGAGCTATTGGCGCCCGTGACCACCAGCACGCCACCGGGGAATTCCTTCGCCAGAATCGTATTGCCGGAATCTCGCTCACGGGGGTCGGATACCCGTTGAGCCAACACCGACGTGTTCTCGATCAGCGAAGCTATCCTCTGGCGGGAGAACCGTTTGGCAAGCTCGACTGTCGGCTCCACCAGCATCGTCGGGCCGGGCGCGTAGTGGATGATATAGCCCAGCATGTTTAGCAGGACTTCGGACCCGCCAATCTGCGCCGGCTTCATGTAGACCACGCGCGAGAACGGCGACGACGGACTGAGGCAATCCATGATCTCGCGCAGGAACGGCGTGCGAGACGTGCGCCAGCGGCCAGGCTCGCCAGCCGACACACGAGAGAGCACGCGGTACTGATCACTCCATTCGCCGATCGTGAGTTCCGGGTCCGGCCGCAGCGCGCCGGCGAACGCGTCGCGAATGCCGGCGAGGATTATCTCCGGCGTCACTGCGTGCTCAGAGGGTGCTGATGGCATTCGCTAATGC